TTTATGCTTTTCGTCCCTGTTATGGGTCTTTGGACTTCCAGTATCGGTATCATCGGTCTTGCTCTTAATCTGCGTGCTTACGACTTTGTAAGTCAGGAAATTAGGGCGGCAGAAGATCCTGAGTTTGAAACCTTCTATACTAAGAACATTCTTTTGAATGAAGGTCTTCGTGCCTGGATGGCTCCAGTGGATCAACCTCACGAACAATTTGTATTTCCAGAGGAAGTACTACCAAGAGGTAATGCCCTTTGATATACTGGGAGGGGAAACCCTCCTTTTTTTATGTCTATAGGATCTATGGAAAATAAATATTCACAAGTCGCATGTACTTATGGATATTCTCCAGTCGCCTCAAGATTACTTGTTTAATTTACAGACAACAAGTTCATCCGAAGCAAAACGATTATGGAGAAAACACATAAAAGAAAGTTGGAATCACAAATGTGCCTACTGTAACTCTGAAGAAAATCTAACATTAGACCACGTTGTTCCCCAATCAAAAGGTGGTTTAGATATTACAAGAAATGTGGTATGTTGTTGCCACTCTTGTAATCAATCTAAAGGACATGAGTATTGGAAGTTATGGTATGTCCAACAAGACTTTTATAATGAGGATAGTCTGAATAAAATAGAAGACTGGATGAAACCACCAAAACCCACAAACCTCTACATTTATCGTCCAAGAAGGAATAATGCTTCATGATAAGTTCAACAACTCCATATAAATTGGCAGAAATCATTCGTGATACTTGGCCTGGTCTTTACAACACCACAAAAAAGACTTATAATGAGAACCCACCATCCACATCAAATGAATCAGATACAAAAACTTCAACAGATTGAATATACTGATCATTATTCAGTCTTTGATAAAAATGGTAAAAAAATTTGCGATACTGCAACAATTCAGGATGCTATGGTGATGGTGTCTTTTGTGGAAGGGAGGACTTATAGGCAAGTTAAAATTCTTCTTGATCAAGTTGTAAATATTCCTTCAGCAAGAATGGAAGATGATAATCAACTCAAAGCACAAAATATTTTGCCTGAAAGAATGGCAGAACCTGTGATCGTATAAATTACCTTATATACTTTAAAAAATATGAAATTTACAGTTTATTCAAAAGATGGTTGCCCATATTGCAGCAAAATCAAGCAAGTACTAGAGTTAGCAAACCTTGAGCACGTTGTCTACAATCTTGGTGAACATTTTGAACGCGACGGGTTTTATGCCGAATTTGGAGAGGGATCTACATTTCCACAAGTTATCCTGAATGACCAAACACATCTTGGTGGATGTACAGATACAGTTCAATATCTTAAGGAGCAAAATCTAGTCTAATGGAATCTACTTTTCACGAAGTTTATTTTGATGTTGAAAAAGCAATCGATCTTGCTTTCAATGGACAATTTGTTTTAAAGTTTTATGATTATCTAAAAATTCGTGGAACACTTAGGCGTGAGGTAGAAGAGTTTATTGAAAGCACCACTGCAAGTGAAATCAGCAATCTTGTAATGGATCTGGACGAATATCTGGAAGGTGGTGCTGACGAAATTCATAAACAACTTCGTGAAGGTTATGGACACATTCCAAAACCACAAGCAAGAAAGATAAGAAATTATCTTTATGCAATTCTTGAAGACGCTTGGAAATATAGTAATGACAAAAGACCAGGAAGGAAAAGGAAGCAAACTAAATAAATCAGAACCCCAGATTAATCGGGGAGTTGAATTATTACTACGCAATAGGAGGAAATCTTCTGCACCAAAGACTTTTCAAATGAAGTTTGGTAAAATGATTTCTCTTTTTCGTAGAGAGTTTCATTTCTTTATAGAATTTCATTTTGATGTAAGAAAAAAATAAACTCTCTGGAGAAAACAAATGGAAACAGCATACGTAGTAACATTTACGATAATGTTTACCTTGCTCTTTTTTATGGTAGGTAGTATAATTGGTTGGTTAACTTACAGGCATTTGTTAGAGACACGACCTCCTTATTTGCATCCAGAGTTTTTTGATGAAAATGGGCAGGTAATACCTGACGAAATAGTATCAGTACGCTTTGAAAATGACTATTATGACTACGACAACGAAGAAGAAGACGACGACGACTGAAAAGCCAATTGAAACTCTTCCAGTAAATCCTTTTATATTTGAAATTTTGGAACTTGCTTCAAAGCAAAGGTCAAATGCAAAAAAGGTAGAAGTTCTAAAAACTTATGCAAACGATGCATTAAAAACAATTTTTATTTGGAATTTTGATGAGAGTGTGGTCTCACTTCTTCCTGAAGGAGATGTTCCTTATGGCGATGTAAAAGATCAAAATGTGTATTCTGGAACTCTTTCAGATAATCTTTCCAGAGAAGCAATGGGCGGAGAATCTGCAACAGTGCAGGATCTTCAGGGAAGAGGTCGTACATCACTTCGCAAAGAATATCAAAATCTTTATCACTATGTGAAGGGTGGAAATAATACTCTTTCAACTATTCGTAGAGAGATGATGTTTATTAATCTTCTTCAAGGACTTCATCCAAAAGAAGCAGAAGTTTTAGTTCTTACTAAGGATAAGCATCTTACCAATAAATATAAAGTATCTTTTGAAAATGTCAAAGAATCCTATCCAGATATTACTTGGGGAGGTCGTTCGTGACAGCAGCAGTAGGAGAAAAAAAGAAAATGGCAGAAAATAAAATTAAAGTAAATAAGGTTCTGCCACATGAGTATGGGTGCGAAATTGTTCTAGAAAAAACAACACTTGAAAAGGCAAAAGATTTTTCATTCCCAAGTGATGCATATTTAATTTGGTATATTGACGATGGTGAAGAATATGTAGATCTTACTCGTGGCAGCAAAAAAGCGAACCTATTTGATATGTACTACGATAAGTATGGTCCAGGTTCAATACAAAAAATTGATTTTGGATATGGAAGAGTAAATCCCAAACTGTGGGGATATAAACAACCAGAAAAGAAGAAGAGAAAATGAGTGCAGGATTTGGTGGCGCCTCTGGCGAAAATAGGATTGGTAAGGATGCAAAAATTACAATTGATTTAGATAATATTGATCATGTAATCAAGCAGTATAAAAAAATTAAAAAATATCAAAAGTCATCTCTGTTCGCCATTAAAACAATTGACGGCACAGAAGATATTATAAGTTCATTGATAAAGGAAGCGGAGGAGAATCCACTGTAAATGGGAAAGCATTATCTACTTAACTTGTATGGATGCTCGTTTGTCCTTTTGGACGACGAGCGTTGTCTTATAGACTTACTGGAGAACGCCGCTGTGGCTAGTGGTGCTACTGTGATTCAAACGATATCAAAAAAGTTTGAACCACAGGGAGTTACTGTGATCTGTTTGCTATCTGAAAGTCATATTAGTATTCATACTTGGCCTGAGGAGGGTAAGGCTGCAGTTGACGTTTATACTTGTGGGGATTGTAATCCAAAGATTGGGTGTGATATTATCATTCATCAACTTTGCGCTACTAATCATACTCTGAGTTATATTGAGCGGTAAATAAATACACTATATCCGGAGAAATATATGCTCTCTACTCAATATCGTTTGCGTCTGGAAGCAATATGCGAACGAATTGTAAAAGGTGAATCAGTAGAATTAAATGAAATGATCTGGGCAGAGAAACTTGCCCAGGCAAATAGAAGTGCTGGTACACTGCTTCGTCAAGCAAGACGGAAAGCAGAAAATCCTGATATGCAAGAAGGTGGATTGGATGATTTTTTAAACCAACTTGATATTGGTGGAATTGGTCATGAGTCCAAAGGAGTATCTGGATTTGATACCGTAGATGATATTATAGATTTCTTCACTGAAGATAAACCAGATGACTGGAGACAACGCGATTAAACTGTATCCTATTATACAAATAAATTCGCATAACTATATCGATAGGTCTATAATGACCTTACGTTCATCTGGAAACCAGACGGAAGTAAGCCGACGCGGAACGGATCGTTCATTCGCTATTCGCAAATAGCGAACGCAAACGCCGACTGAAGGAACGCTCTTTAGCCTCAAAATTAAGGAGAACCCTAATGTCTAAAGTCGTATATCGTGGTGTTGAGTATGACACCACAAATCGTCCCAATCAAACATTTCAACAAGAACCACGAGTAGAAATATGTCGTGGATCAATGTTTTATGTTGATGAAAATGGAAACAAACTGTCTATGGAGAAGTCCAGGAGGCAGAATTGAATACTTATTTTGTTCACTATCTTAAAGAAAAAGCAAAGAAGGAAAAACTCCTTCACATTGCACAACTGAATATGGCAAAGCAACCACAACTTGCTTGAGTTTAAAGAGAGGGACTTGACTCCCTCTCTTTTTTTATATATAATTACCTTTGTCGGGGTTGATAAAAATGGATAGAGAAAAGCTTAAGATGGTTGTCAAAAACCTTGAGTCTCTGGTAGAATGTCTCAAGGCAGAAGTCAATTCTGATGTAGATTCATATAAAATGAACTACGAAGAAATTTCAACACACCTTTCAGATTACGACGAAGTATTTTATGACGATGAAGATTGATACGATAATGGATGAGTTTGAGTTTATGAAACCCGAAGTAAAACTCATTAGTGTTACGCCTGATGCAGAGAAGCATATGGCATATTGTGCTCGGGTGAGTAATCCTACAAATCAAGAGAATGAAAAGTTCTCTGGACTACTTAAGTATTGTATTCAACATCAGCACTGGAGTATTTTTGAACAAGCTTCAATGACTGTAGAGATTAATACTACTAGGGGACTGGCAGCTCAAATTTTGCGGCATAGGAGTTTCACATATCAAGAATTTTCACAACGATATGCTGATGCAAGTTTGCTAGGCAAATCTATTCCTCTTCCCGAACTTCGTAGGCAGGATACAAAGAATCGTCAAAACTCTATCGATGATATTCCAGATTATCTTAAACTCACTCTCCTGGAAGACATCCGCGTTCATTTTGAGCAGGGTCTACGCCTCTATAACCGCCTCCTAGAGAAGGGCGTGGCAAAGGAGTGTTCAAGGTTCGTACTGCCCCTGGCAACGCCCACACGCCTCTATATGACCGGTTCCGTAAGGTCATGGATCCATTATATCGATCTACGTTCTGCACACGGTACACAGAAGGAACATATGGAGATTGCAGAGATGGTACGTTGCATCTTTACTTGTCAATTCCCTGCAGTATCTGAAGCACTTGGTTGGAGTCGTGAAGGTTGTACTGAGTGTATTGATGCACCTTCTATCACTATTGAATAAATATCCTTACATACTATGGAGCAGTAACATTGGCAACATATCCAGTTTATAATAAAGTTACAGGTGAACAAAAAGAAGT